TGAACCGCTACTACTTCTACTACTACGGAGGACAACACGCTGCCGCCGTGAGAGATAACAAGCGAGCCGTCATCAAGTGCACCACTGCCACCGTAGGCAATGGTGACTTGCGCACCGAGCAAAGCCTGCGCCATTGGGATGGTCACGCTGCTTTGGCCTGTCGATTGCCCGTAGGAAATCGTAAGGCCAGTGCCGACGGTCACGGTGAGGTCGCCCGTCAGGTTCTTGCCTTTTACGGTGATGGTCTTGCTGACCCCGCTGCCCTCGTTGGTGCCGAGATTGATGGTCGAGCCATTGGAGGGTGCCGAGATCATCGGTTCGCCTGTATCGGGGATGCCACCGCCAGCGAACTCAAGTCCGAACAAGTAAAGCTTCTCAATCTCGGTGGGAGGATTAGCACTATCCACCTGCACATAGATGGTGTCATCGTCAAGCGCCTGGGGAAGTGTCGCCTCGGTACACTTGACAATCTTCGCCATGCCCTCATGCGTGTGGTTGAGGTTAATGGTGTAGGTGTCCTTGTCCGCACCTCTGCCCACGTTGACTTCAACCGTTCCGTCACCCTGCGTTTCCACGCTGATGTCTTCCTTGGTCAAACCGCCTTGGCCTTCGGGTAGTGTAACAATGCCATTACTCTTGGGCAAGGTGTTTCCGTTGGAATCTTTGATTCCCTTCACCACGTCGGCATCGTTGGCCTTCGTGTTAATGGCTTCAGACAGCACATTCAACTCATCCAATGTGAGACCATATACTTTCCATTCAGTCCATGTGTTTAATGGAATGTCACTCGATGAATTTGATGCATTATAGAAGCGGTAAATAATGTGCGCTCTACCATTTGTGTAGTAACCATTAAAAGAGCCACTATATTCATCTGATAACATTAAATTCGAAAAAAACCACTGCGTAACGAAATACGGGTTTGCTCCAAATTTATTGTCGCTTGAAGCAGCAAGAACACCAATGATCCTTTGTGTAGATTGCTCAATGACTTGATAAACTCCAGAATATAGGGTGTCAAGACTTGAAAAATCATTATTGCCTACATATACTTTGCGAAGGCCATCTACATCTCCTCCAACGGGAACCATATCGCTTTCCGACTCATCCCATCGGTAGAGCAGCCCGGTGTAGGCATTGCAGTAGATGACATTGCTCTCAGGGTCGCTGATTTTAACAGCCGTCCCGTTTGAATCCACGAACATGATTCGCGCACCGGCACCTTGCCCTGCTGGCAGGTAATAGGTGGAACCTGCGCTCATCTGCATTTGTGTGCTGGTGCCGTCAAGTTCGCTGCCCATTGATGCCAAAACGACAACAGGCATGTCTGCGTACTCGATTTTGCCGCTATAGGTGTTCTTGGCGGCAAATTTCCCTGTGGCCCAGGATACGATGCGTTGAAGCACCGTTGTCAGTTGTGATAATGTGATGTGTGCCATATCGTATTGTTGTTTTTAAGTCAAGATTTCGTCACAAGCCGCAATAACGGCACTGGTGTCCGCATCTCCGCTGTCTTGTGAGCCACTGGCAGCTATCGCTGCTATGGCTTCCTGTACTGTGCCTGCCTCTATCCCCGTGCCTGTGCTGTTAAACACCACATCGGCCGCGGATGCGCCTAACGGATATGAAGTCCCGTCGATTTGAATAATTGATATTGCCATGTCTTTATGTCGTTTGTCTGTTGTTAATAATCAATGTGTTTCCCGAAACGATGACCGTTGCGGCTTCGTCCTGGTTGGCTGTAGTGGAGATGATAAGCGTGTTACCTACGACTGCCGCGCTCGATATGTATGCGCTTTGTACACCGCCACTTCCACCGCCAATGAGTGTCCATCCGCTGCCGTTCCAACGGTACAGCTTATTGGTGGCGGCATTGCAGTAGATGAGGTCGGCCGACGGGGCGTAGTAGTTTACATCACCATTGCTGTCCATGTAGGCAATCCTGTAGCGCGTGCCGTCATAGACACACTCACCAGGAACCTGTTCATGCGTTGTGCCATCACCGTCATACTCCTCGCCCATACTTGCCAGGACAACACGGATGGCACCGTCAGCGCTGATGCTGTTGCCGGCCATCAGGCCAACGAACTTGCGCCAGAACTCATCACTCGTGCCGAGGTATCCATGGCCAACAATGGCGTCCCAGATAGTGACCTCAATGTACGGCAGTGAAAGTGCTACACTGACGTTGGGGTCAACGTCATCACTGCGGCCATCGACAATCTGGATAGGCAGACAGGATGGCCTGCATATTTTGAAATCATTGTCATTGAAATCAGAATTTTCCGCAGTGACGAAAACCTCGACATGTAGTCTTCCGGGGTTAAAGTTCGGCCTGTCAAGGAAACAGGTCACACTTCCGTCTTCGTTGATGCGGATGTCATGCAGGTTGGCACCAGCACGGCCGCATTTGTACTTTCTCGCCCCGTCAGTGAAAAACAGGAATGTGAGGTCGTCTGTCGTCACATTGGGGTTATACTTGACGCCGCGGCTGAAGAGGTTCAGTGTCAACTGGATGTCACTGCGTTTGTTCCATCGAGTCATCGGCTCCCGCGGTCTTGCGTCTAGTTGTCCGTTCATATCTTCTTTTCTGTTTATTGCTGTTTGGTCACTTTTAAGAAGCGCTAAGATCAACCGTTGTCTGGATTCCCACACTTGCCGTAACTCCACCGGTAACAGATGCGTTTACAACGGTCCATAATTCCACGGTGTCACCCATAAGTGCCGTTTGGTCGATCAATGCAGGGTTAAATCTGAAGGTTACCGACGCACCTTGAGCGGACTTTGCCGCTGCTCCTGTGACACTTGTGGGCGACACGCTGAAGCCCGTTGTGTCACCTTCGAGTGATAGGTTGATGGTTGCGTCATCTGCAATATTGTCGGCTTTGACGATGACCGTAGTGGTCACCTCAGTGACGGCATCCGTTGACAGGGTTTCGTCAATGGGCAACAGTTGGAGAACCGGGGCAGAGAAGTTCTGTACGATGGTGCCCGACATCTTCAGGTTAACGACATCGCCAGTTTCCGCATTGGAAAGAATAAGCGAACTGGTGGCGGCATCCCAGTCCAGGACGCAATCGCCGATGCGGATTCCATCTCTGAAGGATTTCCTGCCAGCAAAGGATTGCACATGGGTGTTGACGAGGCCTTCATTAGTGAGGCTTGCGTATGGTATTACAGCCTGGTAGGCATAACTTCCTTGTGCGAGGTTGATGCTGTGGCTTGTGCCATCATAATCCAGTGACGCGCCTTTGATGCCATTGGACACCCTCAACACGCCGTTTTCGCTGACGATAGTGTCATTGTCAACGATCGCGGTACCGCCTCCTTCATGTGCGGGGATATCAATGGTGGTTGTCGTGCCGTTATAGTTACCAAGGGTATCTCCGTTCATGGTGAGCGTCAGCGTGCCGATGGTTGATGGTGTAACAGGCTGGCTCCCCTCTTCCTGGATGTCGCCGTCAACGAGCATTACCATCATTGATTGCGTCATGCTGTAGGTCCTGATGCCGTCATCATATTCATCGTCGTAGAAGTTGATGAGCATGTCTGCGGCGACTACGCCAGTTCCGAGTGACGCTTCAACGGCTTGCGCGTTAATGTAAACATGCAGCGAGCCGCCAACGACGCTGGCTAGGACACCTTCAGGAGAGGTGATGCGGCTACCGTCATAGTTGACGGTGATGCCGTTGTTGTTGCCTGCGCTCAACACTACGGTGAACGATGCCACCCCCGACAGGCTGCCGAGGAAAACGCCGTTGTCCTGAAGAGGCACGACAAGATTCAAGTCGGTATTGTAGTTCTGATATCTCATTGTTAGGGCATTTCTCTGAAATAGGCCAGTCTTGTCAACTGGTTGTCACATCGCTGTTCTTCATTTTGATACTTGGTCAGCAATTCAGGCGAGACGATCCTCAGCCACATGATCATCATAGTGGAAACCACCCTGCGCTGCATGGTGCTTTTGAGTAGCATAGGCGTAGCGCTGTTGTGGACGTCAAGCGTAAAAGTGTAACTGTCACTATTGCCGCTGTCGCTGTCTGTGACATTCAGCCCGAAATCAAGGTCTTCCTCGTCGCTCTCATTAACATCGCTATAGGCCGTGGTGTCGGTGAGGCTGACAACAACCTTGTCCAATATGTTGTTGATGTCGGTGATGGCGTCTTGCCAGAACTCCAGCAACTGCGCCCTGTCATTGACGATGGCCCTCAATGCGTCATAGTTGCCGCTCTTGTGACCTTCATATTCAATGGCTCGGCGCATGTCCTTGGCGCAGTCTTCATATGTCAACGTGATGGTCTGCATAGTTATTTATCGTTCTGGATACCCATGTAACCCACAGCAATCTGCATGAGAGGTTGGGCGGAATTGTCTTTGTAGGCTTGTGCCGTCAACGCTGCTGTCATGTTGACAAGTGCAGGGTAGAGCAGTTTGGGGAAGTTGAGAATACCGTCACGCACACGAGGCAGGCCGATGTAACGGCCTTGCTCAAGCACCGCATCTGCGTCACTGCTGCCCCACAGTTCAAGGATGGGGCCGTCAGCATCTTCGGTCTCAACGGCAAGCGGCCTGTACTGGTTTGGCCTGATGCCGTCAAACTCGCTCGTCACGGTCTGATAGATGTCGCTGGTGTCGAGCACGGCAACACGAAGCGCCGTCTTCCAGTCACTCATCATGACAATGGAAAGACGAAGGTAATCGTCGGGCAGACGGATGACGGACCTGATAGGGGCTTGTGCATCACTTTCTTCGCTTTCGTCTTCAATGGTGACGGGCTCTGGCAGGGCAACAGTGCCGTCGATCATCCGCAACGGCGCCTCACGCAGGATGCGCATGGCGGCCTCCGTAATTTTCTTACGGATGATGTCGTCAAGTTCCAGCGTGTCGTCATCGGCGGCAAGGATGCTCTCGGCCTGGTTCTGGTCAAGGGTGATCCTTACGTCTTTGATTATGTCGGCAACGGCGTAGTTCATCGGTTACTGAATGGGCAGGTCGGGGAAACTGATGCGTTTGCTCTCGGCAAAGGCAAGGATGCTCGCACGGCTGCGCAGGTCCTTGGCTTCGGGCCAGCGGGCCTTGAGGAAGGCCAGCGCATCGGTGCATTTGGTCACACCGCTCACAATCTCCATGTCTTCCTCGTCCTTGTCATTGGTGACGGGGATGTCACGTGTGTCTTCTTTCTTGGCGGTATCCTGTTCGATGTAGATGTCGCCGGACACAAACAACGGGAGTGATTCGATGAAAGCCTGTGAACCGATGTCGTTGGTTGAGAAGCGATATCCGCCTGTCACCTCAACGAAATTGATGGGCGTTCTTCCTGCACAGATGCTGATACCTCTCTTGGAAAAATAAGTCTTCATTGTTCAGTCTCGTTAAATGATTAAGGGCGGTAGCGGCTATGTATCCCGCACCGCCCTCTGCTTGCTTAAACTCTTTCTCAGTGGTTATACACCGTCACTGTAGCTGCCGTCACCGCCAGTGGGCACGCTGCTTACCAGGTGCAGGCGGGCGTGGTTCTTCGGTGACTTCAGCACCATAGCCGAAATCTCGCTCAGTACGCGGGCCTTGCTGTCACGCACACCCTGTGCGTCGAGGTCGAGGCTCTTGCCGCCGAACTTCTTCAGTGTCCAGCGCTCCAGGTAGTCGGGGTCAAGGATGAGACCGTCGTTCTCATGTCCTGCAATGTCGAATACCTCGCCGAGGATGAACATCAGGTCACCGAAGTTGGTGGTTACCTCGGTAAACTCGAGGTCCCACTTCTTGATCTTTTGGATATAGAAGTGGTTGTTGATGAACATCTTCTCAACGAAGGCGAGAAGTACGCTACCGCACACGACAAGGCGCTTGTTGCTGCGCCCTGCTGCGGGGCCTGTGAACAGGGTGCGGGTAACATCAACCATGTCCTTGATGGTGCTTGCACTGGTCAGGTAGATGTCCTTTTCGGGCACATCCCAGATACCGCCTGTGAACCAGGCATAGCGGTTGGTCTCAGGATCGAGCAACTTTGCACGGCTACCAAACAGGAACGAAAGTTCCATCTTTAGCTTCATGTCTGCAATGGTGGCCTCTTCCTGGTCATTCAACGTGATGTTGGTTCGCTTGGCAGTGAGCATGTCTATGGTTGACTGCTCAACCTGAGCCATGAACTTCTGGCAGTATTGCGGCTGATAGCTGGGGAAGATAGCCACACCGGGAGCCTGGGAGTCAAGCTCGGCACATGCCTTGGCGGCGCAGATGAGAACGGTGTCCTTTGCGATGGCGGGTACGGTGTTCTCTTTGGTGGAAGCGGTGACGCCATTGATGGCAATGACATCAATGCTGTGGTTGCCGTGACGGTTGGTTACCCACAGTTTCAGGTCGGTGCCGTCACCACCAGGAACACCCTTAACGATGATCACATCGCGGCGGTTGAAGATGCCGGGCTTGGTGGGAACGATGTTCACCTCCTCGTTGTCTTGGGGTGACTGGCTTGCGGAGTAGGCAGTCTTCAGCGTAGTGGTAAAGGGCAGGTAATCAATGGTGGGATAGCGGAACTCCATGTTCTTGGGGTTCTGACTGCGGCTCACCTTGCGGCTGATGGTGTCAATTGGTGTTCGCACGGGGCGAATCTTCGTCATCAGCGTGTCATACGCCTGCTCATAGGTCTCAGGAGCGGCATTCTGCCCTGTGGTGACGCTCTGCTCGGGGAAGGCCATTGTGCCGTCAATCGCACTCTGGTCGATGTGAGGGGGATTGGTGAGGCTTGCCTCTGGAACGTGGGTATTATGGACACCGCTGTCGTTAGCTGCGCCATAAGCACCTGTCGAAGAGTTGGCATTGTTCAGTTCGACATTGCCTGCTTTCGCGGTGTCTGCGGCATTGTTGTCAACGCCGCCAGCGATCTGACCGGCGATGGTAACACCACCACCAGTGACTACGGCCAGCACCATGATGAACAACTGGCCCATAAGAAACAGAAAGTTTCGTTTGTCAAAAGTCTTTTTCATTGTCTAATAAAATGTTGTGTTATGTGTTTATGCTTCGTTGTCTCTCTCGTACCACGGCCTCATGTCGGGAAGGGTGGGGCCAGCGTTGTTGGTTCTGGTGCCCGTCGGGTTCCCACCTTGTCCTCGCATGGATATGGGGTTGTTGCCCCCGGTAAGTCGGCGGCGCTCAATGGCGTTGCGCTCGTTGCGCCCTCGCATCTCACCTTCGGTGGCTGCGACCTCAACGTCTTCGTCATGTGCCACGGCATTGGCAAGCAGTTCCCATGTCTTTTTGGACACCTTGTCTACGATGGCACCCTCCTGTATCTCATTGAACAGGGCGACGATGGCGGCACGCTGCTCGTCGCTCAGCCCGCGTTCTTTGACGACTTCGGCCAGCGCATCAAGGCTCGGGCCAACGTTCTCTTCTGCCTGGCGCATCAGGTCTTTGCTGCGGTTGACGCGCTCGGCATACTCGTTCTGCCCTTCAATGACTGCCTTGGCGAGTTCCTCGTTCTCGGGGTCTTTCATCAGTTCTGTGATGTTCTCTCCGAACACACTGGCCATCGCCTTCCAGGGATTGTCGCCGTTATACATCGCATAGATGACTTCGGCGATGGCGGGATTCTCGTCAAGCATCTTGAGGATGCGCTCGTTGGATTCGTCGTTCTCCTTGTTCTTTGCCACTGCCTCGTCATAGGCGTCATAGTCGCCATTGAGAGCGCCATAATAGGCCTCTTCGTCGTTGGGGTCGATGTCCGCATGACGTTTTGAGAAGCCATCCTGCCAGCGCTGCTTGGCGCTCAACTGGGGCTCTTCGGATGGCTGCATTTCGTTGACAGCCATCGGTTCTTTGATATTGGTATTGTCTTTCGCCATACTAATCTGGATTATAATTTGTGCGAAATTAAATTCACGATAATACTAAACAGTTCTAACTTTCCACTTTTTGACAAATTCCCCGTATTGTTCGGCATTTTTAGAGATTTTATTATTATCTTTGCGCAAATTCAGGTTTATGGGTAGGAAAAGAGAGGAAATAGAATACAAGCGGCAGAGAGACACCGAACTGCTCAAGGCTTTTTATGACTGCCTTGGGCCTGGCATAACCATCAAACAGGCAGTTAAACAGGCAGTGACGAAGCCTTGCTCAAGGTTTTGGGTAACACCTGAGACGGCGGCAAAGGAAATATCGTCGTTGCGCAGGGGGCATTGGTACCAGATGCAGAAGCCGAAAAGGATGCGCATGCAACGCGCCTACGATATCATGGTGCGATGCAACGGGGACTACTCCATCACAAGAGTGACCGAGGTCGTGTATTCAGCAGCACCGCAGTTCTACCTTTCGGCACATACTGCCGAGAAATATATCTATCGCACACTCAGAAACCGAAAGAAAGAGAAAGGGAATGGAACGATTCATTGAGAAATACATACGGCTCGCGTTGGTCTACTCGCTGTCGCTCGTCTTCCTGGTGGAGCAGTGCGCTGGGCGCATGTATACGGGCAACAGAATACTTGACGTATTCTGTCATGCAAATATGTGGCACCTGTTGCTGTGCTGCTTCGTGTTGTGGTATATCCTGCGTGGCTGGCCATGGCCATCATGGAAGATGCTTTTGGCTGGAGTGGCCTACGCTGTGGCAGGTGCTGTGTTGTCGCCTTGGCCCGTTGAGGGAACCAGCGGCATCATCTGTGCCGTCACGGCGATACAACTTGTCTATGCGCCGTCAAGGCGGAACATCACCATGGTCGCGGCATCGCTGGCTCTTTGCACCGTTATCAATCCATTGTCTGTGGTCGTGCATATGGTGCCTTTTGCATTGGGACTACTGACGGCAGTTATTGTCAAGCGTTATGGCAGAACTGAAATTCGATGAATGGCTCAACCGAATCCTTGTCGCCGACGACAGGAGAAGGGCAAAACTAGATGTGCTCTTTGATCCCATCAGCGGGCAAGGCTCGATAGGCGAGCGGCGTGAAATCAAGACCAGGGAATTCCATTGGTGGGTACCAGTCGAGATGTTCAACAACCCGTTCGTCAAGGAAATCAAACGTCTTCGGGGTGTGAAGAACTACTGCGACAAGTACGGACTTGAAGGGCAGGAGCAGATGGTTATGGAGAAACTGATATGGCTGCGGGCCAAGACGGATTTCCCGTTCTTCGCCGCCAAGTTCGTGCCAATCAAGGCCAAGAAAGGAGGCAAGAACATCCCGTTTGTGCTGAACTACCCGCAGCGCATACTCGTCTACGAGTTCGAGAAGATGCGCCTGGCTGGTGTCCCCATCAAGGTGATAGTGCTCAAGGCTCGTCAGTGGGGCGGCTCTACTGCGACGCAGATATACATGGCGTGGATTCAGTTGCTGCACAAGCCTGGCTGGTATTCGGCAATCGTCGCACACCAGTCTTCGGCTGCACTGAAGATCAAGGCGATGTATGACAAGATGATTCGGGAATTTCCCCCGTCACTGCTCAACCTCAAGAGCCGTGCGCCGCTGCGCCTTTCTCCCTATAGCGGCTCAAGGACGGATTATACCATCAGCCAGGAGAAACGGCAGGTGCGCGACACTGTGATTTCCATCGGTTCTATGCAGTCGCCCGACAGCGTCCGTGCAGGTGACGTCTCCATGGTGCATTATTCCGAGGTGGGCCTGTACCGAACCACCGAGGGGAAAACGCCAGGAGACCTGATACAGGCCATCTCGTCGTCTATTCCCGACGAGGCCTGCGCAATGAATGTGATGGAGTCCACGGCGAAGGGTGAACACAACCTGTTCCATCATGAGTGGATTGACAGCGTCAAGGGTATCAGCGGGCGCGTCCCGGTGTTCGTGCCGTGGTATATCATCGAGATGTACCGCAAGCCGTTCGACAGCGAGAAGCAGCGGGAGTCGTTCGCCCGCCGCCTGTGGAACAACCGCAACAACACCCAGGCCAAGAGCACACGCAGCGAGCCGGGGGCTTACCTGTGGTCGCTTTGGGTAAAGGAGGACGGCCCGACACTCGAGGCATTGCACTGGTATGTGACCAAGCGGCGTGAGTTCCGCAGCCACGAGGCGATGGCCAGCGAGTTCCCCAGCGACGATATCGAGGCTTTCGCACACAGCGGACAGGCAATCTTTGACCGCTATAACGTGGACAAACTCAAGGACGGTTGCACCTTGCCAAAGTTTGTCGGTGAGGTGGTAGGTGATGCCATGACTGGGCCGACAGCCCTGCATAACGTGAAGTTTGTAGAGGACACACAGGGATTCCTGCGTATATGGGAGATGCCAGACAAGGTCATCAAGACATCGCACCGCTATGTGGTGTCCGTCGATGTCGGCGGTGCCAGCGACAAGAGCGACTTTTCCGACATAGTGGTCATTGACCGTTGGTGGCGCAGCGAGGGCGAGAGCGACCAGATTGTCGCCGAGTGGCACGGCCATTGCCCGCATGAGCAACTTGCGTGGAAGATGCTGCAGATCGCGCACTTCTACAACGATGCGTTGCTGGTGCCCGAGGCCAACACGTTCTCCAACGACTACAACCGCACCGAGGGCGACCATGCCCAGTTCATCCTTGACCTTATCGGCGGCATCTACCGCAACATGTACACGCGCCAGGCATCGCCCGAGAAAATCAGGCAGGGCAAGGCGCGTGAATGGGGTTTCTTTACCTCTCGCTCAAGCAAGGAGATGATTATCGACCACCTCAAGATGCTTATCAACACGGGGGCTTATATCGAGAGGGAAGAGGCGGCGCTTGATGAATACAAGGTCTATCAGAGAGACGACAAGGGCGCACCTAATGCTGCGCCCGGTTATCATGATGACAGGGTGATGGCACGCGCCATCGGCCTGTGGGTGTCATCTACTATGCCCATCCCCCGTGAGGTGCGTGAAATCAAAGACACACGCTTTACCTATACCGACCCCACGGTGCGTAACGAGAGCCAGTTCTAAGTCGGCTTGCCGCCGTTGATCATCTGGTCAACAAACTCTTCGGCACTGTCACGCACACGGTCAACACTTTCCGAAGACACACTCTGCTTCTTGCCGACGGCAAACTCCAGCAGTTTCAGATAAGCGTCTACTCGCTTCTCAGGCTTGACCACTTTCATGTCCTCAGCAAACTGTTTCCAGTCAATCATGTTGACGATGGCCTCTTCAAAGTTGGCCTTCGTCGCTGCCGAGGACTTGTTGGTGTCAGACAGCATCGTTATCGTTCCTCTCTTATCTGCCATACCTTAGAACTTGATGAAGTTGTCCCAGCCCGTGTTGGTCTTGCCGATGTTGGTACGCACCTGGATGGTGACACGCAGGCGGTTCAGCGCCCTTTGCGACTGGATTTCGCTTTGTGCGTTGTCGCGGCCAGTGAGGGTTTCCCATTCACAACGGGCCTGATAAGCCATGTATGTCCTTGCGCTGACGGTGATTCTGCGGCCAAGTGCAGGATAGACGTTGGCGGGGAAGTGCAGCGTCATCACATAGTCCTGCCACAGCCAACTCTCGGCAGGGATTACACATCCCATCTCGTCAACACCTTCGCCGCTTGACAGGTTCTGGCCGCAGTTCGGGCAGTAGTCGCCGTCTTCGGTGGGCACCGGCCCTTGGCAGTCCTTGCAGTTGCAGACGCAGTCATCGGGATGCGCCTTGCACCAGGCGCAGTCACATTTGCAGGCGTGGCTGATGAGGTATGCGCTCACGGTGTCAAGCACATCCACCCATGCCTGGTCGATGCGCTGCTTGATGAGTTCGGAATGACCCCTGTCGGCGAGGCCTTGGATGAAGTGTCGTGTCTTGGCTTGATCGTCAGGCAGGTTCTCGCCCACGGTATATGCCCAGCGCGCCAACTCGTGCATGAGTTCACGCACAGAAATGATTACTTTGATCTCTTTCTCGTTTGCCATATGACTTATCTTTTAAGTTGTTCAATAGGGGTGATGTCTCCTCCGGCATTCATGACACCTTGAGGGGCGCGGTAGTTGTCGATGCGCTGCTGGGCCTCGTCCGAACCAAGCACATCATAGTTGCGCAGGATTCGCTCGGCATTGTGCATCGCCACGGTGTCCGTGTCGGCATCCATCTCTTGCTGCAGGTCTGCGTCCATAGGCTGTGCAGGCATACCCTGCTGCATGGCCTGCTCGTTCTCTTTGAGGTATTTGAGCAACCTCTGCTTGTAGGGGAAGTTGCCGAGTTCAACGAATTGCCTTGCGTTGATGGCCTGTGTGCTGTACAACAGGTCAAGCAGTTCACGCTGTATCTTGCGGGTGTCGGGGCTGTCATTGCCGTTGAACATGGTGATGTCAAAGTCGACACCTCCGGCAAGGCGGCTGTCATAGACCACCGCACCCTGGCCGCCGCCGATGATGAGCATCCTGCCTGTGGTGTAGTACTGCTGGATGACCTTCAATCCCTTCTTTGCGCCCTTGAGCAGGAAGTTGTCGTAACTGTCCAGCAGGTCAAGAACCGACACGCTGGCGTTCTGCGTCTGTTGGGCATACAGGGCTGCGCTCTGTCCAGCGAAGCCTGGCTTACCTTGTAAGGCTCCGTTGACACCGCTGGCTTCCTCCATCACATTCATCTGGAGTTGGAGCATCTCGGTCATGCCGATGTTGGTCAGGCGGTTGGCAATCTGCTCGGGGCGGGCGTTGGTGGCGGTGTTGGCCAGGTCGTCATAGAACATCACGGCATCGGGCTGGTTCCATTCCCGTTGCAGTTGCTCGACGGTGACTCCCTGCGGAACCATCGACATGGGGTAGAGCAGCACACCCTTTGCGCTTGACAATATCATCTTGTCGTTGACGCTGATGAGGCGGTTGATGTATCGCTGCTGGTCTATCAGGTCAGCGACAAAACTGTGTACCTCGCCGTTGGTGAACGGGTAGAGTTTGAGGACATACGGATGCTCGCCGTGCTCAAACTCGCTCTCATGCTCGTCAAGGATATCGCCGAAGGGGGACATGTAACGCACATACCAGTACTCGGCCATGTACCAGTCCATCTTGATGAGTGCCACGTCGTTGAGGTCAATCGGTGTGTCGGGGTTGTCGAGGTTCCACCTACGGGCTTGGTTAAGGCGGGCCTCGTTGACCATGTCATAGAAGGGTTTGTCCTTCTCGTCGATCTCAAAGAGCCTCTCGCTGATTTCCTGGGCTTCGTCTTGGCAGATGTACTTCGGCCTGCGCTCCTTGGTCCACACCTCGATGACGCGGCACAGGTTGCTGTCGTGAGGAATTAGGAAACTGCGTGCGGTGCCGGGACGTGCGTTCCACATCTCGCCGTAGTATTCAGCCAAGTAGTTGTCATCCGATGCATGCTTGTAGATGGCCTCCAACTTGGCATAGTCTTCACGGCTGTGGGCAAAGGTGCGGCACGTTTCGCCGAAGGTGAGGTCGTGGATTTCGCCGATGATGCTGATGTCCCAGCCTCGGCTGTCGGTCATGTTGGTGTCCCAGAACACCATCTCGTAGTTGGGGATGTTGTGTACCCACATGTCATAGCGGTGGTCGCGGTAGTCCCACACATATTTCTGCATCGCCCAGCCGGTGATGAGGTAGCGGATGAAGCCTTCCGCGTCAATCTCCTTCTTCTCGTTGTTCTTCAAGGCGACCTGCAGGGCTGTGGTCAGCATGTCGCTGATGTCACGCTCGTCGGGATCGTTGCACTCACACGAGGGTATCTTGTCCTGCTTTCTCCACACGCCGACAAGGGCACGGATGAGACGGTTGAGCATGTTGTTGGTCAAGGGGATGTTGCCCCTTTCGATGATGCTCTGCCGCTCGGTCTTGCACTCGCATCCGTCAACGCCTGTGATGAGGTCACCCCATTGGTCACCCATCACATAGCGGTAGTTGCGGCTTGAGTCTTCACGCCACTTGTCAAGGCTGGAGTAGCACCGCCAAGCACGGTAGAGGATGTCCGCCTGCCGCTTGTTCTTGTCTATCCACTTGACACTGTCCATGCGCTCTCGCCAGCCGGGTGATTTCCCCACGACTTTGCTGCGCAGTTTGATGTTGCTCTTTTTTGTCATATCCTAAAGTTTATTTCTTTTTGTTTTTCTTTACCTTCTTCTTGTCGCCCTTCTTCATCTTCATGTCTTCGGGGCGCATCCGCAATGCCTTGTCGGTCTTGGAGCGGATAGTGTCCATCACCTGTTCGGGGGTGTACTTGTCCTGCATGTCAGGTTCCATCTTCAGTTTCCACTCTTTGAGTTTCTTGGGCAGGGTGTTGTTGAGATAGTTGTACAACTTCCACTCGTGGGCACACACTTCGTATATCGCGTCATACTCCTCTTGGGTGATGCGGCCTGCCTCTGCGTCCTTGTCGGCCTTGACTTTGCGGTCACGGGCGGCACGCAGGGCTTTCTTCTTCATCTGCAGTTCGGCCATCTGCTCCACGTCTTTGTCGGTGACATGGCGCACATATTCGTCATCGTCGGCCTTCTCGCCCTCAAGGGCTTTCTTGTACAAATCGGGGTCGGCAGCCTCGATGCTGTCGGTGAGTTCTTTCTGCAACTTCTGCATCATCGTGCGCTTGCGGGGCAGGTCTTTGATGTCGTTGATAGCACCACGCAGACCGTCCTCGGCAACGGAACGCTCTTCAAGCATCTCTTCATAGCGCTTCTGGAACTTCTCTTCGACTTCCTTCTCGCGCTCGTCGCTGTACATCCAGCCTGTCAGCGGGGTCTCTCTCCATCGCTTGTAGGTGGCATAGCGTTTGATGAGGTCATCGACGCTCATCTTGTCCGCCTGCTCCTGGCTGATGTTCATCTGGTCAAGATAGAACTTGTCGAGTTGCGACTGCGGCGTGGACAACAGGCGCATGGCGAACATGGCGATATCCCTGCGCTCCATGTCGCTGCGGCTGAAGTCAAGGATGGCGGTAGCCCAGTCGGTGATGGTCTGCGGGTTGACACCCGTTGCTACCTGGAACAGGATGTTGACGACCTCATTGGCGGCTTTCACCTCGTCACGGGCGAAGTATCTCAGCAGGCTGCTGAGGTCGCTGCTCAACGGCATGGTGGAGAATTCACGGTAACCCAGTGTCTTGTAGGCCTCGCTGTCTCCCCACACACTGTCTCCCCAGATGTTGCCGATGGCGGTGTCTGCTGCGATGTCGCCCAACTCGCTGATGACGTTGCCTCCCGTAAGACCTTCAACGGGACCGAAGAAGGAATGGCGGAACGAGTCGGCTAGGATGTCTTCCTTCTCTTTGTTATCGTCACCGAAGAGCAGATAGAACATGTTCGCGCCCAGGTTCCATGTAAAGGGCAGGATCTGGCCGAAGATGGCAACACTCGCTGCGGCTTTGAGGTTGGCACGGCGGTAGATGCGGTGTGCCCACTTCTCGGCTTGCTCTTCCGTCAGGCCGTCACGCATCATCTGCTTCTTCAGGAATTCGACACTCTTGGCTCCGTAGCCGGGCTTGAAGGTGGCGTTGCGCAACTGGCGCAGCGAGGTGTTCATTCGCCTCGTGTAGCCCATCGACGCGCTGCGGAACACGCTGAAGGCGTTGGCAAACCAGGTGCGGTCAACCTGTAAGGGGCTGACATATGCACCCTCACTTGACTGCTGCGAGTTGTTATATGCGATGGCTGCGTCTATCAGCGCTTTCTCCTGCGCTCTGGCTTCGTCATAGCCCATCTTCCTGTAGCGTTTCAGTTTGGTCTCATACACGGCCTTGCCGCCCATGGCACAGGCCAGTCCGTCAATGGCGGCATTGGCCCACATACCCGAACGACCGAGCCTCTGCATGGCCTTTCTGCGCCTCAAACCGCTCAGGTCGTTGTAGTTGGCGAGTTTGATGTTACCTGCTTGTCTGCTCTGCCAGCGCTCGGCAAAGCCGGGCAGGTTCTCGATGGCCCACTGCCAGGTGTTTGCTACATTCACGGTGGCTTTCATCTGCTCCAGCGGGTCGCTGTCGGCCCAGAATGCGGGGATGGACAGCAACTGCTTCAGTGCGGTGTAGGGGCGCAGGGCAATCTTGGCCGTGGACACGAACTTGGCCACCCTCGTGGCATAGTGGTCACCGCTTCTGCTTCCTGCGCGGGGATGGTAGGCATCGGCGGCAATGGCAACGGCATCGGTGAAGTTCTTCCACAGCACATCACCTGCTCCCAACTCAAGGCTTCTCATGTTGTTGACCTTGGTGCGGAACCGCTTGTAGTTGACAAGGGTGTTGTTGTCGCGGTTGAACTCGGCATAGGCCGACCAGTGCTCCATCTCGTCGATGTGCGACAAGGCCACGTCAAATGCATCGGTATGCAGGTCGATAGGCAGGGTGTTAACGCGGCGCTTGACGATGGCTCCCGTGATGGTCGATGGCTTGTTGTCGTTCATGTCGCGCTCGGTGATGTCCATGTCGCTTGCCACAGACAACTTGTTGACACGCAAGGGGAAGTAGTCTTCTATCGCCGCCATGTCGGCACCGAACACGCGCTTGTGCGTCTCGTTGTACTTGACGCGCATCTTGGGCAGGAACTCGCTCTGTAGCCAGTCGGCAAGTTGAATCAACCTGCCATCTATCTGCCCTGCCATCTGCTGCACCACGTCGTCGGTGATGCCCATATGACGCAGTTTCATGCGGCCGTCGGGCATCTTGTTGATCATGTACAGGTACAACGCTTCGCTCTGGTTCAACTCGTCCATGCGCAGACGGGGCTGGCCGTTGCGGTAGCCGTCCCAGTATGACACGGTGATGGGCGGGAACTTCTTGTGGTCGCGCGTCATCTCGTAGATGTCGCTCCAGTGCATTTTCTTCTTGCCGAACACCTCGGCCATCTTCTTGTCCATCTCCTCAAAGGCGCTGTGGCGGCCCTTCCAGTAGTCTTGGCGGGCATGGGTGTACTGCGTCATGAAGCGTTTGAATAGGTAGCCTTCGCCGTTGGGTGCCATCCTGCCGAAGAAGCGCATGAACTTCTCATAGGTTCCTGCGCTGGCAAACAGCAGCCTGACAAGCACGTTATTCTTGTTCGCACCGAAGACGCGGCTCTCGGGGGTCTCTACCTGTGTGTTGTCATCGACATCCTGCAGGTCGCTGTTGGCATTGTGCTGGATGTCTTCAACACGCCGCTTCTGCGCGTCGGCAAATTCCTTGGCGCGGCGCATGCTGTCGGCTTGGGTCATGCCCACATCGCCAGTCATGCGCTCATAGGATTCGATGATTTTGATTT